CGTGCTTTTTTACAATCAAAAAAGCTATCAAAAATAAACTGTTTGCCGTTAGCAGCTGCACCTACCGCCACAATACGATCAACTGGTGGCGTATCTTGAATAAACGTATTATTCAAAGTTGGTAACGAAGTAAATCGTTGAGCCAAATGCCAAGCATCAATAGTGCCTGAAGCAGTAGACCTAAACAAACCAGAAATACGGGAAGGATAATAACGGTACTCAGCCCAACGTTCCTGATAACCAAATACAGAATCATCATTACCATCACCGCGTACATATATCTCCTTATTGAGGACGGCTTGTTCGCCTAAGGTTGCAAATGCTGGGAAATAAAAATCGTATCGTGTAGATCTTGACCACATACGTGCGAGGCCTTGCTGGTAAGTCAAATCTGCACGAACACTAACAAGACCGATAATTACACCGTGTTCAGTAGCCGAGTAAGTAAAACCATGATTATGAGCCAAGGCAGTACCCATAGCAGCAAGTGTGCCCAGAGGGGCAGTAGTTCCACTAGCGTTAGTGCCTGACGTTTGAGCGATCGGATTAATATTAAGATTGGTCGATCCACCCCCGATGTATTCGGGACGCTGTAAGCGAGCATCAGGAGAAATAACACCAAAATGACTGCGAATAATTTCAGTATAACGAGTGCCTCCACGTGCATCACGTTCAAGCAACTTTTGAATTTGGAAAGACTGGCGTAATTGGTTAATAGTAGCTGCCGTAGCTTGTGATAAATCTGCATATAATCCTGACGTCCCTGAGGTCATTACGCCCATAGCGTATGTTGAAGATGAACCGGCTTGTGCAGTAGAACCAATTACTTGGTCATAATTGCCAGCAGAAGCAATTAATGTCCCATCACCAGCTCCACGTAATCCAAAAGTAGTACCTGAACCATAAGTTAAACCTAATGCTTTTCCAGTACCATAAACAGGTGCAGTAGTGCCTAAAGGCAACGTTACAGACGCACCTTTCTGAGGCCAAGGCAAAGCACTAGTAAAATAATCTTTACGCTTACCTCTGCGCAATAGTGTGTAATTCGCAACTGTATCAGGACCATCGCCCAAATCTACAGTAACTGAATTTTGTAAATTCTCATCTCTAAACCATTCATTCCAAATCAAATTATACGCACGAGGCCAAAATGCGCAGTGAGATACCGTTCCAGTATTAGACACCTGTCCCACTGTGGGCAATCCCATATAATCTTGTAATGATCCTACGGCGTATCCACCAGATGGTGATACTTGTTGGGGCACAACATAGGAAATCGAATCTGATGGATTCGCTTGTTGGCCCATAAATTTTTGCCAATTGGACCAAATTAATCGATTTGGTACAAAGAAAAAGAAACTATCCAAATGCATGTTATCCATGATTGGAAAGATTGGTGTACTAAGACGGGCAAATGCCGTCATATTTAACCGAAATGTATCTCCCGGAAGCATCTCATCTACGTATACTGGTATCAAATAACCAGCATCAAACGTAGTTTTATGTGTTGATTGACAATCAAATGAAGACCGAGGTATATCAGCCTTGGGAATCATAGTAAATTGATGTACATCTACCGATTGATTGCGATGCATGTCTGCAAGCTCCTAAGTTTTGTTCCGTCCCACCTAAAGGTGAGACGGCTTGTTTAAATCATTCTTGGTTAATTTTCACTTGTTTTCCCAAAGATAACAACTTTGGTTGTTCATGTAAAGTAAAAAGACCAGTATTGTCGTCAAATTCTCCAAATTCATATAAATCAAAGTCGTCTGGGTGGTTAAATAACTGATTTTCTGCATCTTTGCGATTTACTTCGTCGCTAAAGCTACGAATAGCAACACCTACAGACGGTACAAACATTGGACGACCATATGCATCAGCTGCACGGTCTTTTACTGAACATAGTACTAATTTCATGTGAGGCTCCTAAGTGAGGTTACGTTTAAGTTTTTGCAGTTTTGCCTTAGTTACTTGTTCTTTAACAAGTAAACGTTCAGGCGTATTGTCTGCATAATTAAGTTTAGCAGACTTTTCACGAATGTAAAGCAGTTCGTCAAACTCATATGGATTATCTATTTTATATTTTTTATCATAATATTTAGGGGGTTTGACTTTTTTTCCACGAACTACCACGTAGTCGTGTGGATATACATCGGAAGTATATTGCTTATACCATTCGTAGCCTATTCCAGGCTTTAAGGACATCTTCGTAAACTCAGGTGTCCTGTTAGTAATTTCCCCAGTATCTGGGTCAATTTCTTGATAATGCTCTGCAGCATTTTTTCCAGTTACTTTTTTCATAATGTATCGAGCCACGTAGGCTGCGGATTCGAAAGTAACTTCTCCAATGGAGGAATAACCAAATGGCCAGAGTAATTCAAGGTTTTCGGATCTATATAAGAGACTATTAGCGGAAGTCCGTTTCCATAATTTCTTATCATCGAAATCGAGTCCGAAGATACAGGCGTGCCAGTGCGGACGCCCAAAGTTTTCACCATATTCTCCAGCCATGTAATAACGTATTCTTCGTCCAGGGTACCGTTTTCGTAGTCTTTTAATAAAGAGCTGAAAGTCTCTATAGTGTAATGATCTATCGCTTGGGAGATGTGCATCGTCATAAGTGAGGGTTATAAAACAATTTTGTGTATGCATTTGTGCCTCATGCATACATCTAATAGCCCACTGACGTGAGCGTTCCAATCTGCAGCCAACACATTGTCCGCAGGGTAATGATAATGATTTGACAGTATCGTGTCTTTTTGATTCATAAAAGACAATTGATCCATCAGCGCATTGAAATGCGCTTAAAGGGTGATAACAAGGCATGTGAGGTACCCATTTTTATTTGTTAAAGACGCCAGCCACCACGATGTGGGGCTTTTTGCATGTTTGCAGCTTTTGTGCGTTTAGCGGTTCGGCGAAAAGACTTTGCCGACTTACGCTTGTTTACAGGTTTTCTATACATCATTTTTTAAGCTCCTCGGTTAACGTACATTTTCGGTTTGGTGTCACCTAGCACAGTTACATCAAGTAATGTAACTGTGCTACGGCTTAATCAGCCGCCTTTTCAGGTGTGACTTGAGCAGCTTCTACGGCTTCGGCAGCTGCTTTTTCGACCAAGCCAAGTTCCTCGGCTTCTGGTCGATTCTTCTCGTTCTCAAGGAACTCAATCAGTTTTGCTGGATCGTTCTCAAAACGAGCTCTAATTTGGGCTGGTAAGGCCTCAAATTCATCTTGAGCCGCAATAACGCGGTTCAATGCGGTATGGTAATCACTAATACCGCTAAAATCGCCATAACGTGGCGATAATGGGGCTTCCGGTAGGATCCCTGTAATACTAAATTTCTGAAGAATGGTATTAATATCGCATTCTTCCTTGTAATGCTGCTGAGCCAGAGATGGCTCCTCACAAGCCAACCCTGACTCATTCGATGCAGCATCCGTATCATAGTTATAAGGTGTTCTTAAAAACATTTCATGTTTTTTTATCATCGTTTCACTCCGAGGTTAGGAAATATAGGTACGCCTTTATAAGTTGGACGTTTAAGAGATTCGATCATTCTCTTAGCATCTCTATACCATGCAGGATCAGCTGATGGCGCAATACCCTTTTCGATATTGCTTGTTTCTGCAGCTGTCTTTCCAGTCTGAGCACTGGTCTGCTTCGTTTGAGCTTTTGTTAACAAAATTTCTTCTAAAATTTTGTTTAACGTAGCTTCTAAATTTTTCTGGGTTTGTTGACTGACTTTTGTATCTTCTAATATTTTTCCAATATTAGCGGCAGTTTGTATAGTATCTGCCTCAGTCTTAATAGTCTGAGCAGATGTATTAGTCGTAGTTGCTTCTTTTAAATCTAAATCAGCTGCTGTCATACTAGCAGCCTGGGCTCCAGCTAACGCTGATCCAATAGCATTACCCACTTTAGCGGTGGACACTTGCCCCATCGCACCTGATGGGGTACCCGCTCCACCTTGACTATAAGCAAGCATGGGATTTAACCCAGCTTTTTTCATATCTTCAATTGCTGTTTGATATTGTGTTGAACGCATACGCTCTTGAAAATCCATTTGATAACGAGCTTGTTCAGCACTAGCAGCATTTGCAGCTTGTGCAATATCCCAATTTTTTTGATTGGTTTGCTGTTGCCCTAGAAATCCTAGGGCTCCACCAGCAATACCAGCTAAAGCGCCTAACATATTAGAAATGATCAATCAAACCAGGTACAGAGTACATTGGCATTGGTCGTGCTTTTTTACAATCAAAAAAGCTATCAAAAATAAACTGTTTGCCGTTAGCGGCTGCACCTACCGCCACAATACGATCAACTGGTGGCGTATCTTGAATAAACGTATTATTCAAAGTTGGTAACGAAGTAAATCGTTGAGCCAAATGCCAAGCATCAATAGTGCCTGAAGCAGTAGACCTAAACAAACCAGAAATACGGGAAGGATAATAACGGTACTCAGCCCAACGTTCCTGATAACCAAATACAGAATCATCATTACCATCACCGCGTACATATATCTCCTTATTGAGGACGGCTTGTTCGCCTAAGGTTGCAAATGCTGGGAAATAAAAATCGTATCGTGTAGATCTTGACCACATACGTGCGAGGCCTTGCTGGTAAGTCAAATCTGCACGAACACTAACAAGACCGATAATTACACCGTGTTCAGTAGCCGAGTAAGTAAAACCATGATTATGAGCCAAGGCAGTACCCATAGCAGCAAGTGTGCCCAGAGGGGCAGTAGTTCCACTAGCGTT